CGCAAGAACTAATCCATCTTGAGTTCCTTCATAGCCAATCGTTGCTTTGTTTGATGAACCTTCTCTGAATCTGATTGTTGTATTAGCGTCTGATGTGGTAGTATTTAAATCTAAAATTACATTACTTGAATCTTCGATGTCTAATTGAACTGAAGGATCATTTGTTCCTATGCCGACATTACCAGCATCAGTAACAGTTAACCTTCTGCTCCCATTGGTTATTATGCTTATGTCATCAGCAGTATCTGTCCCTATGCGGAAATCATCATTGGCTTGTTCGAAAGCTTTAAAAGTAGAATTAGCTCCAGTAATAACGAGGCTTGCTCCTGTTATAATGTTAGCTCCTATTGAATTTGTGGTAGTCGCTCCATTATCTGTAACTGTTTGTAAAGTCCCAACACTTCCTCCACCTGCCGCATCGCCTGACAAAAGATAAGGAACACCGTTGTTTGTAATACGATTATCAATACCTGTGCCTAAGAAATCTCCTGAACCAGAAATTGTTCCTCTTACATCAAGCTTGGCTAAAGGAGTTGTAGCCTCCGCTCCTATACCTACATTTCCATTAGTCGCAAAAGTCGCAGCAGTCCCGTAGCTTTGAGGTTGGATTCTTACTGTTCCGTCAGCTTTGACATTTAAGTTGTTACTATTCTGCGCCCAGATTTCATTATTATCTAAATATAAATTATTGCCTATGTTAACAGGCCCAATAGGTATATCTACACGCCCATCATTCCTTATACTAAATAAGCTAGCGTTTGATGAGTTTCTCGCAACGATTGTATGAGAAGCAGTATCAGCAGTTGAACCTTTAAATTGGTTAAGTCCAGCAGTTCCTGTAAATGATGCTGCCTGTATCGTTGTTGTCGTAGTATTTCCTCTATCAGTAACAATCTGTAAGGTGTCTACATCAGCATCAGAGGAACCTGTGACTACTGGATTACCATTAATATAAATACCACTTTCAGTGTCTACAAATACACCACTTTGGAATCTTAAATTTAAAGTGTTACCACCAGTTGATTTATACTGTGTGCTTCTATTGTCAGAGAAAACAAAAGCTCCTGCGTGACCTGACTGGACAACCGAATAATTACCCGCAGAAACACTGTGATTGGCAGAGGTGATTGTATTATTATCTCCTCCTAGGATGGAGGCAAATTGAGATTCTTTAATTTTATTAAAACCACCACCTATTATAGTACTGTAGAGAGAATTAGTTCCGCTTATCAAGTTGTCATTACCAGCTCCAATAAAAGCATAAGGTGCTGAAATAACTTTATTGTTTTCTCCACCTACTATAGCTACTTTGTCAACGTGAGAATCAGAAGCTATTCCACTAATTAAATTGTTTAAACCTCCACCTATAACTGAAAAATCCCCACTAAATATGTCATTATTTCTACCACCTATGCTAGTAGAGAAAGTGCTATGATCTACATTTATACCTGATCCACCTCCAATAAAGTTTAAGTTGCCGCCTGATATGCTAGCGACTTGACCACCAGCTATAACATTTGCGTCTCCAGACATAAAATGGCCGCTTCCAGCTAAAGCGACTGTATCAGTTCCATCTATAGATGTTTCAGATGCAGCGACATTAGCTTTATCAACATTACCTGCATCAAATTGAAGGCCAGGGTCATTTGTTCTAATTCCAACGTTGCCCTGCTTATCAGAGACAGATGTACCTGCAACAGCTATTGATGCTGTGGTTTGTCCCTCACAATAAACAACAAGAGCTTTATTGTCAGAGTCAGTAATAGAATTAGTTCCTATTCCAACACTATGTTTTATGGACTGATTTGGAGCATCAGTGGTGATTGGGGTATCTGCTGTTAAATCTACACCCTGGATTCTATAAGGACCAACTGTCCATGTTTGACCTGTTCCTACAGTAGATTCTGGTACAAATTTAAAATGATAATCTGTGTTTGGTACAATATTATCTTCTTGCGTTAACCTTAATCTATAAATATTTAGAGGATTTGATGTGACATCAAATGATCTAAGTAAATAAATAGACTCTAAAGTTAGTGAATCTGCGCTGCCAGATTTACCATAAACAGATATTGTACTAGGCTTACTAATTGTATCATCAAGCCTTAGTGTGAATTGTATTTCACCACTAATATTAGCATCTGAAATTTTTTGTCTGTTTGTTTCAGGTAAACTGTTTGATAATGTAGGGTCTGGGGCTATAAAATTTATAGCATTATCATCCTTAAATTGACCAGAGCCATCTATTACATTTATGGTAGATATCTCTATTTCATTTGCAAATAAGAAAAATTTACCTGTCGATACTAATCCATTTTCACTTACAGTTCTTGTTTGTATTCCAAAGTTTTTTGTGTAAGACCCAAAAATTTGCTCATTATCATCTTCTGAAAATTCAAACGATACATCTTTAAAACCTGATACAAAACCTGATTCAGCTGTGGTTCCATCACTGTTTAAAATATCAATGTGTAAACCTGATATAAAAGGGTTTTGCAGTAACTGTTCCTGAGTGAGAACTTCAGTATTATTTCTATCTACTACTGATAGACCAATATTCAAATTCCTATCTAGATAAACACCACTACCTATTTGAGTGCCTGTGTTGTAAACTGTAGAAAAATCAAAAATAGATTCATCGGTTGTAAATACTCCACTATAATTACCATCTGCAAAATCTGTTGCACTTGCTCCTGATCCTACTATTCCAGTTTTGATACCTGCTGCAACTCCACCAACACCAGTTAATTGTGCATAAAGTGCGTGGTGAAAAGTAGTGTTAGCATCTAAAGAATCAGCTGCTTTAGTAATACCATTAAAATAATTATCGCCACTACCCCTAACATCTTTTGTGCCAATTTCTATGCCTGAAGCAATAGTTATTGTTGATAAGTCAAAAACAGATAACTCATCAGAGAGTTTTGCTGGATTTTCAGAAATACCAACAACGAAACCCTCATGTAAACCAGAATTGTTATAAATTTTACCTGCTCCAGTAGCTATTGAAAACTCTGTAAAAGCCCCTGAATAATAAGGGGTAAAACCTGATGGAGTAGTATCTAATATTATAGTTCTAGACATTTTATAAAATTGTAAATCCTTTCACAAAACTTTTATCTATTGATAAAGCCTCATTGAAAATTAAAAATTTACTCAAGACTGCTGGAGATGAATTGAAGTATGCGTTTAAAGTTGAACTAGTATCTCCAGTAGCAATAACTTTGAATGTAAAATCTCCAAAGCTATCTAAGCCACTAAAGATATGAAAATCTTCAGTTGTTTGAGCGCTATCTATCGTATTCTCTGGTTTGTTTAAAATCACATCATAACCAAGAGAGTTAGCCCCATTAGGATCTGACCAACTTCCACTAATAAAAAATGTATCATTATCAGCATCAGCTCCAGTTTCAAAAGCTAAAGACGTTACTGGTTTTAAATTAAAATAATTAAAATTATTTACAGATGCAGATGCACTTTGATAGCTGTGAGTGTTTGGTAATGTTTGAATACTTATATTGTTTTCAATTAAATCATACTTACCAGTATCATATAAAGATGCTGTAACTGAATACTCATTAGGATTTGCTTCTTTTATTTCTAATACTTTGTAAGTAAAAGGAGTTGCTCCACTTATTTCAAACTTGCATGGGGTTCCTACTATTAAACTTGATAATAATGAAGGGTTATCAACGCCAGATACTAAAGTTCCGTAATTTTGATTTATTGGTATTTTAGGTGTTATGCCACCAGTGACTGTAATTACTTTTAATTGAGATGGAGATGCAACATTTATCTCAGAATCTAAAATTCCTTTTGTGTAACCCAAAGGAGGATTAAAAATATTTCCAGAGAAGTTATTAAACTGTTTGCTTTGACTACCCCTATTATTAGCAGCAGATGCATCATAATCATTTAAAACACCAGTGCTTAAATCTGCTAAAGTATGAATCGTTGTAGATGAATTTATCCATTTATCATTATTATTATTTCTTGAGAAACTTTTACCTGTGGCAAAAACCCAACCAGTTAAAGTAGAATCAAAATATAAAATATTATTACCAGTTCCAGTGTACTGTGCATATTGAGCAAATCCAACAGATCCAGTTGATTGATATCCATCTGTATAACCAGAAAAATTATACTCGCCAGTAAACTGAGGCCAGGTAGCAGGTGAAGATGGCAAGTTTCCAGTGATTGTAAATCCACCTAATATTCTTTGTCGACTTGTTTCTGCCGTTTCAGATATTTCATCTATTGTATCTATACCAGTCGGATCATATACAGTCAATCTACCTGTCATATTAAATCCTGCACCTGTCTCAAAAGTGTTTGATATTCTTATAGTTTCATTTTCTGCATCTACAGATAAAATCCTACCAAAATTTATAACATTTGATTTAAGCTCATCTTCAATAGTTATGAGATCTCCAGGTTGTGCAAGTAAAGTTGGTAAACCAGCTGTGAAGTTGACTGTTTGATTTTCTTCTATTTTGTGGAACATATGGTGCAAAGCAGCTCTTCTAGCCATTGCACGAGATGTTATACCAACGCCCTCTATACGAGTTTTAAAAACTCCTCTTTCTCTTATGTCTTTTTCATTCTCTACAGTTTCTATCTTTGGTAAAAAGTTTTCAAACCTATCCTTATAAGATATTTCTATAGTATTAAAAGTTTCATCTCTTCTGTTGTTTGAATAAGAAAAAGATCCATCCTTAACGCTTTCATTGGTTATTAAATTTACAGGTGTCCTTGGTCTATCATCAACAAAATTTATTTCATTATTTCCATAATATACACTACCTCTAAATAGTCCAACTACCGTATTTATAGCGTCATATATTTTTTCTCCTTCTTTAAAAACTACATTACAAGAAAATCTTGGCTCTATTCCTCCTTGTCCATCTGGCACACCTTGAAATATCCCATCTTCATTTACCGAATCACAAAATCTTGCTATTTTGTAAAGCTCCCATTTATTTATAGTCTCTTCATCGATATGTTGTCCTAAGCCATATCTATTATTAGATAACAAATCATATATAACCCAGGCTGGATTATCAGTCCATTGTAGCTCATCTTTAAAAGTCCCATCCCAATCTCCTAAATAAACCCTTTTTTCTTCTTTTGTGGCAGCCTCAAACTCATTTTTTGTATTGTAATATCTTTTATCTTCTCCGTTTTCGTTTAACGGAAAATAATTACTTGGTACTTTTACAAGCTTAAGCTTACAATCAAAATTACGACTTGGAACACCCTCAATAGTTCTAGAGTCAATCTTTGTTCCAATTATAGCAGAGAAAGGATAGATTAAATCAACAGGTATTATTTCAGTTACTTTATTTATAGAGACATCTCTTGCTAATAAAACAGAATTAGTTTCACAAGATAATTTTGTTACCTCAACATATCTTAAAGGCTTAACGTTATCTTCTTCTCCCAACCCTGCTGTTTTATTTCTTATTGCTGGAGGAAGTTTTATAGGTTGATTTATCTTATTATTTGTCTCTCCTCTTCCTGTAAATTCACCAATTTTTACCCAAGGATAATCTGTGGGTGATGATTCAGGGTTACCTAGATCTACAAGTGTTGTTGAGTTTACTAAAGCTACGAACTTATAGTCTCTTACCTCTCCATTTGGTATTTTCTTTTTTGTTTTGCCATCGATTATTCCTGTGGAAATCCTGACCTCTAGTAATGCTGGGTAGCTTGAAGCTGGAGCTAGTCTTTTATTTACATCTTTTTTAATTGATTCATCATTTGCTAAAGCCTCAGGTGTAACCTCTACATGCAAAGTATCTTTAAGCTGATTAATAGATAAAGTTACAAAAACTTCTTCTATATTAGGATTATAAATAGTATGTGTTATAGGGGATGCTTCTTCATCAGGACCATTTAATCCAGCAGCCCAGTCTGAGTAATTAAGCAAGTTAACATTCCCACCAGCTAGATTCTCGCCTCTTCTTGCATCAACACTTCCTTCGATTTCATTATTTGGTACAGTAACATTAAATTCATTTGGACTTAACATCTTTGCGTCAGATGTTATTCTTTGAACGTTTTTCCCCGCTTCTAATCTAAATGGTCCAAATAAGGTGTTATTGTAATTTTTATCTATATAAATATTTTTAAAGAATTTAAAAGGAGTTTGATTCTCTGTTCCTTTTTTTAATTCAACTAAAACATTACTATAATTAAATTTTTTCCTCTGGCCTGGATTTACATTACCTTGTATAGTTAAAGACGAATTTAAATTTTCTAAGTAATCAATTGATGATATATTAGATAACTTTGATACAATATCATTAGATATACCTTTAAAATGAGTGTCTAAATTATAATGTTTAGTTCTCGGTGTTTCAGCGTCACTTGATTCTACACGGGCAGCTATCAAGTAAAACCCATTGATCTTACCTGTTAACTTACCATCACCATCAATTTGAGGTACTAAAAAATCAAAAACTTTTGCTAAAGATGCATTTTGCCTAGCAAAAGATGTTAAATCATCTCCATTACTTAGCGTGAATCTAAAATTATAATCTCTTAAAGTTTTGTATTCATAATTGTCTGATTGTAAATTTACAATTGGACCCTGCTCATCTATTAGATTCAAATTTAATAGATTGTCCTGATCCTCATCTGGTTTATAAACAATAAAAGTTCCGTAATTTTCAAAAGCTAAAAATTTACTAATTATTCTAATTAAATCGTTGTCATTTGATGGAGTAATCTCTTCTAAGTTTTTACTAAGTTCAGAATCAAGTAAATCTAATGCTTTTTTTGCCAGCATGGCTTGATATTTACCACCACTTGACTTATCCTGTATCCCTTTATTAAATAAATTAGTAATTTTTTTAACATCTGGTAAGAGAATTGAAGCTAACTTCATAGCAGAATTTTCAATTTTACCTCCAAAATGATCATTTATATGCCCGCTACCATTAGAGCGTATGAATATAGAGTTATAAAGATTACCAAAAGAAAATAAAAATTTGTAGTCGCTAGCTATTTGGTTTGTTGTTGTAGCTGTTTCAGTATCAGCATAGAGCATATAAGCTCTTTTTTGAGCTTGTCTACTTTTAGAGCTTTTTCTCTGTACAATAGTTATGGGGTCGACAGTCGGTGTATTAGCTTGACCTCCCATTCCACCATGATATTGACAATAGTAATAAAGAGTTGGCGCACCGACCGCTACAACTATAGTAGTTTTATAACTAGAATCATCTTTTGTAACTCCAATCGTATACTCTGAACCTCCCGAATGTGTTCCACCGCTTGTTGTAGAGAATCTAACTGGATGACTTGTGGCGGCTGACCAGTCAAATACATATGTATTACCCTCTGTTAGCTCTAAAGTTGGTTGTTGAACTCCATCAATAAAATATTTATTAGCGCCTCCAACATTTTGCACCGTTACAGTATAATTTACAGTGATAGAAGCGCCTACTTTTTTTATAGTGTTATCACCGACTGAAGATTCTCTACCCATAAAAAGATTTATGTCGGTAAAATCATTTCTAATTGTTAAGGACGTAGCTTTAAGTTCACCATCGAATGGGGTTCCCTCATCAATTGGTCCTCCATCTATACTTTGTACAGGTGTACCTTTCTTATGTCTTGCGACTTGAGCTAATGTAAAAGAATTTGGAGCTGTCTGCCCAGCTTGCTTTGTAAAAACCAGTGGCATTTCTGATTTAAAATTCCAATTTGGAGCTAAACTTCCATCAGAGCTAGCTTGTTGACCCTTAGGATCTAACCGTAAATCATTAGGATTTTTATTTTGTAACTCAGTGAAAAATCCTGTTAATGGTATAACACCAGTTAAAGATGCCGCTTTAATTACATTTGCAGCTTGATCTTCAGGTTCTGTAGTTATAGCTACAGGTGTATCATCTAGATAGATACCTTGTAATAGTTCACCATCGTTATTAACTAATCGGCCTTGTTGATTTACTACTCCTTCAATTGGCCCGTCACTTACTAAGTCTAATGTTTCTAAAAAACTAAACGATGCCCCATATTGCATATCTCCTAATTTTGGAGGTCTATAAATTGGAGAGTTAGCAGCTACTCCAGGAATAGTACGATTACTGCCTACTACTTCTGCCTCATCCCCTCCAAGTCGGGTTCCATATCCAGCTCCAGCTAATTTTATTTTATCTAAATAATGCTTCATTAATTAGATATGGAGTTTGCGGTTATAGGGGTAACTAATGATCCCTCCTCTGTTTGATCAACGAAGTTGTTAGCGTTCATTGATTCGCTGTCAGGCTTAATTAAAGGAAATGACCTTATTGAAGCCTGTACAACTGATGAACCAACTTTCAACCTACCATATCCTAAAGGTAACGGTGTCCCCTGCCTAGATAAATTTATATTACCAGAGAAAACGTAAGACTCTTTTTGTGCGGCTGCTTCTGCTGATATGTCTTGTTGAGCGGGCAATCCTAAATCTGGTTTAGGTGTCAATAGATAAGATATACCTGCTAAAGCTACTGCCGCAAAAACGTTAGCAGCTAAACTCGCACCTGCCCCTGGAAATAAAACCCCACCAATAGTACTAAGTATAGCACCAACTGGACCAGATCCTATTATAACTGGAACTAAATCAATTCTAGAAGCTGCGTTTAAAACTTTAAAATCCTGAGCATTTTTAATTGTTTTTTTATCAACTATAACATCGTAATAGAATCCTTGCTCTTGAAGCTCGAATATCCTGGCTATAAAACCCTCTCTGTTACAATCAATCGCTTTTAATACATCGGTTGACGATTTTAAATTAAATTTAAAATGCGACTGATACTCTTTTGCGAGAATTCCATGTATAAAAACGTCTGTCATGCTAAAGCCTTTATCCTTTCTAAGATATTTACATCTGAATCTGAATTTTGTGGCTCATAAATATTTATTTTTTGTGTGTTTAAACTAAAAATTAAAAAAGGTAGACAACAATTTTCTGACATTTTTACATCAAAATCAGATTCTTCCTCATCTCCCAACACATGACTATGATAAATAGCTATTATTTCATAATCCTCCTTGAATAATAAATAGCTTAGTGGATTAATATAAAAAAACTGAGTTGGGTCATCTGCTTCATTTTTAGTTTCTTTAACTACAAACTGTTTAGTTTTTTTGCAATATCCTAAAAAACCACATATTTCATTCCTAATACTTCTGTTAGAAATAATTTTTATCTGTTCTAAAGCTGCTCTTGCTGATTTATATAATTTCATTAATAACCAAATCCATCAGTTCCTGGGAATCCTCCGAATCGAGGATAGAAAAAACTAGGGTTAGAGACTTGAATCTCGTTTCTATGTACAATGTTAACATCACCAGTCTCAAAATTACCTGAACCAGTTAAATGATATGGTCCCACTGTGTGTATATCCAACATGCCCAAAGTAGTTCCACCATCAACTATACCTGTTGTGGCATCCCACCAAGCCACTAAATTATTACCTGTGACTCCAGTAAATGTGCCTGTACATTCATAGTAATTCCTAGGCATAAAATCTATTGTATCTGGTTCAGGTGTATAAACACTTTTATATAAAAAATCTTTTTCTTTTTCGGTTAATGTTCGATTCCATAAAGCCCATGGCCCTATTTCTCCATTCATAGTGGCATGATATCCAACAGGATGTGAAGTGCCATCCTTATCGGGTAGTGTTACAGGTATGGCTCCTAACATGAAATGTTTTGGAGTTTTGTTGTTGGCGCGTCTATAAGTAAGATTTTGTGATAATCTAAACTTCATGAAAGGATAATTTACCGTTGGTCCGTTAACTCGTTTTTGTACTTGAAATCTTGTAGGGCTTGATTCATCAATATAATCAGGTATCTTTGTATCTGGACCCTCATTTGAGATTATGAAAAATTGCCAACCCGCATCAACCTGTCCTAAAGTATAGTTAACTTTAGCTGGAGCATCTTCAGTAGGGGTAGTGTTTCGAGTTAAATAAGAAAATTGTAAATCGTTTTGATTTTCTGGTATTCCATTATTAACTCTAGTTAAATTGAAAAAATCATTTATGCTTGAATCTTGATTATCACCAGTGTTTTCACCTCTGGGAGTTGTACTTAAAATGGCGCTAAGTTGACTTGATGCATTATTACCACTAACCCAGCCAGCTATAGTAAAAGTTCCAGTTAATGTGCCTACAATAGTTGGATCTATAGAATAAAAAAGTCCAGCACAACTTCCAGTTAATGAGTCACCATTAAATATAGATTTGTTTCCAGAAAATTTTATTGTATCAAATCCAGTTGGATCTGGCTCATCAAATACGTAAGTAAATTGGTTTTCTAAGTTGAATCTTTTTCTGCAAGCGCCTAAATTTTTAGAGCAGCCATCTTTAGCCCAAAAAGTAGGATTTAAATTAGGAAATTGACCACTATTACCGCTTACGCAAACATATACTGTTTTATACGGCTGATCATTGAAAGATCTAGCGCTGAAAGGTTTATTTCCAACAAAATCTAATGGGGGCATTGGGGTAGAGTTACCTGAAATCCAAATGATATCTCCAGCAATGTATTGTTTGTTTGCGTTCCATTCAGCGTCAGAACTATGCCAAAAATCTATTGATGATCCATTTGGAGATCTATAAACAGGAAGCACCGTTCCACCCGTTGGGTTTACAAAAGGTTTTTCATCCTCTGTCTCTACGGGTAGTCCAGCATATCTACAACCTAGTCCTCTATATTGCCAAGCACAATATTTAGAGACTATCGCCCTATCATTAACATTAAATGACTCTAAATCTAACGGAGAGTTAAGCTCTAACTCTACATAAAGTTTAGATTCTGATGCTTTTCTGCCCACAATCCAGGTTTCAGATGATATTTCAGCTGTAGCATTTGCGGTTCCCCATGGATTACCCCCATCAAAGTTAGCATCATCTAAATTTTTAACAAAAGCTTTTTTTCTTATGATTTTAGCGTTTATAAAATCGTTATACTTTTGTAATAAAGCAGTTACAATAAAGTCTTTATTTGCCACTCTTAGTTTTGGTCTAGGTAACCTCCTGTCCCCTAAAACCTCAAAACCTTCTGTTTCTACAGCTATCGGAAAATATTGATTTTCTTGCCATATGATTGTATCAGAAAACAAAGATCCACCGTGGAAAAAAAACTTTTCCTCCTTCTGAGTATTTGGATCTTTTAACTGTAATTGAAAAAATTCTAGAACAGCTGTAGGCTGTAAATCTAATAAATTTCTTGCTACTTCATTTTTTCCTTCTGCCGCCATATTTTCTTTTACACTTTTGGTACTTATAATATAAAAAAGAAGATGAATTTATATAATAAATAACTGTAAATTTATATATGGACACTAATCAAAAAACTATATTTGAGGTTGTAGGCTGCGTTGAGAACATGAAAAAACTACTTAAAAAAGAGTTTTACGTAGTAAAAACGATGAGTTCAGCTACAGGATCAATGATTTTTAAATTAAAAAAAGTTTCAGATAATGACGATGATGAGTCTTTTTTGTTTGAGCAAAAAGCTGTACATTTTACATCGCAAGATGTTTATTGTAACGGTTTTTTATCTGATGATAAAAACAATGTAGGGACTGTTCAATTAAAATTTAAACCTCAAACTTACTGTTGCCCATAAAATGTTTCAGGTGATAAAATCTGTTCTAAAATCTATAGAACTATACTTAACTTTAAAAAATAAAAAATTTTATTATGATCTTTATAAAGAATTCAAAGAAAGAGAGCAGAAGCTCGTACAAGAAATTGAGAACCTTAGGATGCGCGGTGATACTAATAGCGCTGACAGGGCTGACCTCTTGCGAGACTACCTCAACACCGAGCGTAGGGAATTTGAACATATATCAGCCTTCTACTCTAAGATTAGAAAAAGGGAAACAGATACAAACAATTGACGGTATTTATACACCACAAAGCACTGAAGTTTGGCATTCTGACAGCAGGTTTAGAAGGCTAGAAAGACAAATTTATAATTCTAGTAAATAATTCTTGAAAAAGATTAAATTTTATTCATAATACAACAATATGAAAAATATAATACTTGGCCTCCTGGCCGCGTTAGGCATCGCTTTTAGTGGTGCAGAGTCAAATGCTACTACATTAGCCGATAATATTGGTGTTAGTGGTGGTATTTCAGTAAGCAACTTCACTACAGATAGAGGTTTAGCAGTAAGAGAAGATTCATTTGATTACTCCCTGTCATTGACAGCCCCTCTTGCTGGTGGAGATTTTTCTATTGGTTTAGGTCTTGCAGACGCAGATGATGATACAGATGGATCATATTCTGTTTCTTATAGTAGACCAATTGAAATTGCAGGGCAAAAGCTTGGAGCAAAAGCAAGCTTCTCTGGTCTCGATTCTGCTTTCGGTGATCGCGAAGAAGTTGCGGTTGGTCTCACATATGGCTACAGCCTTTTTGATGCATCAGCAGCAGTTTGGCATGAGCTAGAAAACGATTGGTTTGGAGTAGAACTAGGCATTTCACGCGCCGTAGGCACTCCAGTCAATGATCTTATTGCGACCCCATTCCTCACTGTAAATCTTGCAGATGAGTATACAGCTGTAGAAGCTGGTGTCAGAGCTAGCTATCCAATTAGTGATAAGCTTTCTGTTTCAGCTAAGTTATCCTACAACAATAACGACTTTGATAATTCAGCTTTTACTGTTGAAGATGAGTGGATTGTTGGTGCTGGACTAAAATTTGATTTTTAATTTTTTAAAATAAATTAAATAAACTTAAAAAGCTCTCCGCAAGGAGGGCTTTTTTTTGTGTAAGTAATAGTTATATGGAACCCGAAAAGTCTATTTTAAAAGAGTTTCTTAACGGAGGATGGCTTGTCCCACTAGTAGGAGCTGCTGCAATGTTTGCACGGTTACTCTCTGGTGATAGTGGTTTATCAGTCAAACAACAATTTAAAAGAATTTTAACAGCAGCTATAGCAGCAGGTATCGCATGGTTTGTATTAGAACAAACTGATGTATCATCTTTAACAAAAGCTATTGCTTATGGTATTATTGGGGTTGTAAGTCCTGAAGTTATTGGAGGTATAGTTCGTTTAGGCCAAAAATTCGAAAAGAATCCAGAAAAATTTATTAAGAAATGAGACCTAAGTTTATAGTTTATTGTTTATCTGCCATTTGTTTAATTTTTGGACTGAAAGGATTTGAGTTAAATAAAGATATACAGAACACGCTAAAAGAAAATGCCCGACAATCAGAGTCTTCTATTATGGAGATAGGAATGTGCTTTGATTGGTATGGTGTAATAATTGTTAACTCTGTAATTAAAACATCTCATGGCACAATGACACCAGCAGAGATGGTAGATACTTTAAAAGAGGAGAGCGGTTATAAGGATGAGTATTTAGAGGGATATAAAAAAGATATTACCCCAAAAGAAAAAGAGTACGCTGATTTTGTTTTTAGCCAAGAAAAAAAAATAAACTTATATGTTAATGAGCTGATTGAGTGGGCAGAAAAAGGGGATATAGAAATGATTAAAGCTTCTATACCTAGGATGTACGACATGACTGATCCCACTATAGATGCCATAAATAATATTATGGACACAAAAATGTATTATAATGAAGAGCAATCAGAGATTCTAAATAAAAAAATAGATAGGTTTTCTGATTTTATATGCACTTTGCTGGCTTTATGTTTCGTTATGTCTATATGCGCTTCATTCAGTAAAAAATGTAAATAAATGAATTTTAAAGGTAAAAAAGAAGTAGTTAAAGCTGTACAAAAATTATTGGGTGTTTCTGCTGATGGTGCAGATGGCCCTGTAACCTGGAACGCTATTTTAGCAAAATTGTCTACTAAAAACACTCCAGCCCCAGATGGTAACATAGCACAAAAAATGGTTTTATTGGCTAGAGAAGAGATAGGAGTTTCAGAAGTTGATGGTAGCAATTGTGGACCAAGAGTAGATGAATACAAAGCAGCCACTTGGCTTGATCCAGATAAAGGTTGGCCTTGGTGTGCGGCTTTTATTTGCTGGCTGGTTAGAGAGGCTATTGATGGAGAGGATATAAAATTTAAAAGACCAAGAACTGCTGGAGCCTGGGATTTTGAAAATTGGGCTAAGCAACAAGTCGCTAATGGTATTGATCTGCGTAAACCCACAAATGAGGATATTAAAGCTGGAGATATAGTTGTTTTTACGTTTTCTCATATTGGTTTAGCTGTAAAAGACATAGACTCAAGTGGTTATGTAGTGACTATAGAGGGCAATACAAATGGAGCTGGTAGTCGCGAGGGTGGATCTGTTTTAGAAAAAAAGCGTCACGTTTCTAAAATAAGAAGCAGAATAAGAATTTCTTAATTTATTGTTGAACAAAGCTCCTTTTTAAATACAATTAGGGGGTGTATAAAGAGAAAAAGATAACTATTCTTGTAGAGCATATCTTAGAATATGTTCATGGAAGAACTATAATACATCCCATTGAGAAAGCTTTAGGTTCAAGTGATGATCCTCTTGATCCAAATAATAAATACGAAGTGTTTGATAGGTTTATTTTTGATTGTCACAATGATCTAAAAATTATACAAAAATCAGAGTATAATATTTTCATATCTGAAATTGATGAGCTTAGATCAATAATACAAAATTATCCAAATATAAAAGAATCAGAGGTAAAAAAAGTTTGTGATGAAATATTAGAAATGTCACCTAAATACATAATTATAAAATAATTAAAATTAATTAAAATGCCTAAAGCTAATATATCTTTTTTAAGAGAAGAGAAAAAAAAGAAAAAGGGAGTTCACTCAAAAAATAAAAGTTCTAAAAGTAAAGCTTCAAAGTTTTACAAAAAAAAGTATAGAGGTCAAGGTAGAAAATAATGACCATTGTAAAAGATGAATTTAGTAAATGATATACCGATCACTGATGACGATTACGCTCATGTAAACTGTATTATTGAAATTCCAAAGGGTACAAATACTAAATACGAGTACAATGAGAAATTAAATATTTTTGAACTAACTAGATGTTTGGTATCATCTTTACAATACCCAATAAATTATGGATTTATTCCTAGAACAATAGCTTTAGATAAAGATCCCCTTGATGTTTTAGTTTTTAATCATGACCCAATCGACAGAGGGACTTTGGTAAGTTGTAGAATCCTGGGAATGTTAGGGTTTGAGGATGACGGGGAGATAGATAATAAATTAATAGCAGTTCCACATTGGTCTCCAAAAGAAAGATATAGTAAACTGCATGACATAGAACCAGAGCATCTAAAAATTTTTAGACAATTCTTTAAAATTTATAAGCTTGATAGAAAATCTACAACAAAAGTTGGAGATTGGAAAAGCTCTTCGGTTGCAATAAAAACACTAAAAGAATCATATGATAGGTGGAAAGATGCCAATAAAGAGAGATTTCACCAGCAATGGTCAGATAAAAATTTTTGGGGAAAAATTAGGAATGGCGAGTACATAGTTCACCCAGATTAGGTGTAATTAATAGTAACAACCATTATATATATTATGGAAATAATACTTAAACTTATTGAAGACAACCCTTGGTTTGGTGTTTTAACAGCCCTTATAGCTTTTGCTTCTGCGGTCACTGCTGCTACACCTACTCCGAAAAAAGGATCAATTTGGGCTAAAGTTTACGCTCTCATAGATTGGGCAGCCCTAAATATTGGAAAAGCCAAGCAGAAGTCTGAGGATTAATTCTAGACTGATTTCTTAGACACCCCCTCCCCGTTTGGGCTAGGGGGTTTTTAATTGCAAAAACTTTTTTTTTGCATTATAATATCTTATTATCTATGAGCAACCTTACATCTAATAGAGCTAAAGGAATGTCTGGCAATAGACATTTAAAAAAAACAGACAAACTGACCAAGGACTCTATAGCGCGTTACTTAAGAGCTTGCAAAAAAGCGAAGCTAAAAGTAGAGCCAGCCTCACCTAAAAAAGATATTAAAGAGCATACAGACTACATAGTAGATGGTAAGACTGTTGATTTAAAAAGTATGAAAGAGTCAGCTAGAGATGGTTTAGTACTGCTTGAATTTAGAAATGTAAACGGTAAAGAGGGTTGGTGCAATGAATCTAATAAGCCTGAGTGGATAGCTTTTGATTTTGGCGCTTTTTTTCTACACGCTAAAAATACAGATCTTTTTAATTTAGCAAAGGATAAATGCGACTTAAAAGATAGAACTTATAAGTTTAATGATTGCTTATATAAAGGCTATCAAAGAAGAGGGCGTAAAGACTGGATGTCAATGGTAAAATTACAAGATGTCCTTAATGAATGTGAACATTGGTTTTTGCCACACCCAATTAGATTAGATTAAGGATAATTACTAAAGTTTCCTGTACCAGTATATCTAAATCCAGCATCAAATGGTTCAATTAGTAAACCAGTTGTTTGTCCCGCTGCTCCTGTCCAGCTATCTATTCTTATGTCCACTTGTTTATTATATTCTCTAATTAAGTGGTTTGAAAAATCTGTGTAATTAACTCCTGGAATAGCTCCTGCTCCTGTGCCTCCATCATTTAAAAATTTACCTGTAACTTCACTTCTAAATGATGCCCAATCTCCTGAACCTGTAGCGACACTTGTATGGATTCTGTCTTTCAATTCGTTTGCCATATCGTTTATATATTATTTAAATATAATTTACACTTAAATTAATAAAAAAAATAGAATACTGCATTTTTGCATATATAATTAAATCATAATATGAAAACTATTGAATTTACTGACAACGAATTAAATATTCTTATTCAACTTCTTGATGTAGCCGTAAAATCTCAAGGCTTAAACGTGGCAGAAGCTGCTGTTGTTTTAGCTAAAAAAGTGGCAGAAGTAGGAGGCACTTCAGAGACTCCAGAAATAGCTGAATCTACAGTTATTTCAGAAGAAGAGGAATAATTTTACTTGACTACCTTTAGTGTAGTTGGTAAACTGCGGCATGTTAAATTATATTTTAATTTTTGCCGCCTGGATAATCGTAGTCTTTTTTATCTTACGATTCTTCTCTGTGTGTTCAGATCGGGGACGCAAAATAGTCTCTAATAAAATTACATGGGAAGAAATATTAGAACTTGATCCGTTCATCGCTGATGAAGCAATCAAGTTTGATGGGCTAGACGATTGTATTACAGGAATAGACCAAAGAGGGTTTCTGGTATATTCTTATGAAAAAATGGTTGAACATTTCAAGGGAGATGGTATGTCTATGGAGGAGGCTATCGAGTACATTGATTTTAATGTAATTGGTATCAAGCCTGATAACTATACAATTTTATATCATGAGTAAGAACCCTTTTGTATTAAGTGAGCTAACAATAATAAAAATCATCTATGTTATGGTTGCTTTGATTTCTGGTTTGACAGTCGGTGTTGTTGTTGCTATATGTATTTCTTTAATAAAGCTTGTGGAGAGTCTAATTACTTTCCCATTAGAAGTTTATAGAATGATGATGCAATCATATAAAACAAGAATAATGATGCAAGCCTTTATGCCTGAGTCTCCAGAGCAGAACGAAGAAGAAGGAGAACAAAAAAGTGAATCAGAAAAAATGTGGGAAAGACACATTCAAAGAATTAAAAACAATAATAAAAATATTTAAGCCCCCAACAACTTAAATTAAACAACACATGACAAATAAAGTATTAGCTACAATTAACTTATTATGTATTTCATTCCCAATGGCGTTGGGAGCATTAGAAGTAATATTAGAGAAACCGTTAACACATGGAGCCTTAGTAGGATTAGCAGGATTATTTATGATATTCTTTGGCATCTGGACTTCATTAAGGCTAGCTAAACAACCAGATTAGTGACATCAGTTAAGAAAATGAAATTAAATCTCTTTTTTGGATTAATAATAGGTGCTATTGGGTACTGCATTATAGTAATTATTTCTGCTCTATTGCAAGAGCCAGAACAGGAACAAAGACCTATTCCTCAGATTTTAATTTTACCTCCTCCAGAAATGGAGGAGGATCTTGACATACATCCACCATTAGACCTTAATCCTGCGGATCATAGTAATGTGGCATGATGAATTTATAAATTTTGTATGAAATATCATCATACAAATAAAAAACAAAAGACCACTAGCACATGTCGCATGTTAGTGGGATCTAAACAACCGCGACATAATAATACTATGAATGATATCAACCATAAGATTGATAAACCTATAAATATAGAACTTGATAGCACTGATAAACTTGATTTTATCCTTGAAGCTATGCCTCACCTTACAAATTATGCTCATAAGTTAGTAAAAGAGGCTGGTCCAGCCCCTATTACAAACTTAGACAGAGAGCTTGAATTGTATAACTGGATAGTTTTATTGGACAATAAACTTCAAAAGTACTTCCACAACAACTGGCACTCGAAGTGTGTTGATCGTGTTTAATTGAAAAAAGGAGTGGGGTAAAACCCACTCCAATAATTTATGAATATAAATGAATTATTAGATATCCATGAAGACACTTGTTCCAAGTGCAAATCAATCATGGTAAAGAAAAATAATGACTATACTGGTGGCAAAACAGCCACAGATATTTTTGCAAATTTTAATTCATCAAAAATACTTGACATACATCCAGTCCAGGGTTTATTGTTACGTGTGATTGATAAAGTACAAAGAATTAGATCTTTTACAGTAGATAAAGAACTATCTGTTCCTAATGAAACAGTAGAAGATGCTTGCGATGACATTGTAAATTATGCTATCTTAGCTAAGGCAATGTTGATTGAAGAAAGATCTAAGATTGGACAGAAGAAATCCAAATAAAATTTTTGCATGACGAAAAACTGATACGTCAGTGTCATGTAAATCGAGCAAAAGCTCAAAATAATAACTTAATATATATTGCAAATGAGGGGCTATCCGTTGGACTTAGAACTAGCACATGTCGCATGTTAGTGGCAAGTCTTCTAAGCCATAACCCCAACAGAATGCAGTATAATAAAAGTATATCAGAATATGAACAACACCCACGACCCCGCTTACTACAAGTGGAACAAACGAAACCATAATTATGGTTTCAATAAAAAACATCATGTAGCCATTGAAAGATATGGTGTGATGGGAAAGCCGTTAGATGAAATGCCAAAAACAGTAAAAGTAGGCATTTACAATCTAGCAACAATACCTCGCGTAAATCTTGGAATAGATTCCCAATATCAGCGAGCGTTAAAACATAAACAGATTTCTAAAATCCAAGAGAATTGGGACGACGAAATTTGTGATTTGCCATCTTTTTACCTCTATGAAGATGAAAAGACTGGTAAGGTATATCCGCAAATAATTGATGGCCAAAATCGCACATGCGCTAATCCGCATGATGAAATAACTGGCCGTGTAATTAATACACTGGCTCCAGTTGAGAGGTGCTTACAAGCAAACAACCCAAAAACAAAAAGTGTATGGGATGTCCATGCTCAGTTTTGGTGTCAGTATGTTGCGGTAACTAGATTAAGACAAACAGACAATAAGTTTGTTAAAGGTTTAGTTAAAGCATTCCAAGCATTGGGGTATGACCCTAAAGATGTTACCAAATTTAAATCTGAAGTCACCGATATTTCAGGGCAAATTGGTAAATATCACCAAACTATGTACAATGCAATAGCAAGAGAGCTAGGCAGAGTACCAAGGGTAGGGTTAGCTGAAGCTGATAAAGCCTCTTTTAGAGCTAAAGTTATGACAGATGTTGTAACAATAATCGATCAAGTCTTTAAAAGAGAGATCGCCGAACACGCTGAAGGCACTGTAACTAATCAGTGGGGACAGCAAATTTGGGCAGGTCTCACTCAATTCTTGACAGACTCTAGAGAGGACTTCGGTGTAGGCGGATCTTATGATGTAGATGAAATCATTAAAATCATGAGAAGAGGACAATGGAGAATGGGAGGAACAAAAGGCAAATATCAAATCGTTGAAACAATTAATGATTATGATAATATTGCAGACAAATATAAAGCTAAAGATATAAAAGGCGTTTCAAAAAGAAATGCTGATTGTTGGCAGAGACTTATATTTGATATGCACAAATACTATCAAAGAAATAACTAATAGTTATTTATTCACGGCCCTCTCCTTCGGGAGAGGGCTTTTTATTTCCAGGATTTAACAAAATAAAAATAAATAAGTATTGAAATTCTAACTTTAATATTTATCATCATTTAATGATTTGGAATGAAATTTTATGCCTTGGAGATTCTCTGACTTATGGGGCTAGAGATAAATATGGTCGCTCTTATCCTGCTGAATTAGGTAAAATTCTTTCAGAAAAAACTGGAGACTTTTACATTTGTCACAATTATGGAATAAATGGAGAGACAAGCTCAGATTTGCTCAGGAGATCTTGGAATATTATAAAGTCAAATAGAGACTCAAAAATATGTTTATTATTGATTGGTACAAATGATACAAAAAAACCTACCCCTTTAAATATCTACGAAGATAATTTAAGACAAATAATTTTATCAATAAAAGCTAATGGCATGATTCCAATTGTCGGAACTTTACCTGAATTAACTTTTAGTCCCTTCTATGCAAGGAATAGAGATTGGACTTTAAAATATAATAAATTAATTAAAAATCTAAGTGCTACGCTAGATTTTGATGTTTGCTCTATGGAGGGAATGCAAGACTATCTAATCGATGGAGTTCATTTTACTCATGAAGGATATAATGAGGTAGCCAGGAGATGGTCGGACAAAATTCTATCACTAAAATAGCAGTTGTAGGTAATACAAAACTGACTCTGAAAGGACTTACAGCTTTAAAAAAGCTGCCTAATGTTGAAATAAAAATAATACTTGGCCTTGATAGACAATCTGTTAATAAAAAAGTCAATTCGATATCATTTGCCAGTTTTCTCTCATCCTACTCTTATGTAGATGCTCCAAGTATTATAAGATCAAATGAATGGGATCTCTTTGAAAATGCTTGCAAAGAAAAAAAAATTGATTTAATTATATTATTAGGCGACTCTAGAATTGTCCCAGAATCAATCATAAATTCTTTTACTGTTATAGGAAATCATGGAGCTATATTACCTGATGTACAAGGTGGAGCTTCTCTTGTTTGGGGCAGAATGTTAAATAATACACAGTGGGGAGTTTCTATCATGGAAATAGATAAAAAAGTAGACTCTGGTAAAATTTTAAAAGTAAAAAAGTTTTCTTATGATATTAATTGTTCAGAGTTAGAATTTACTGAAAAGTGTGATGATCTAACTGTTGATGCTTTAATAGAAGTTTTAAATAATGATTATAATCCCATAGATAATGCTAAATGGCAATTAAAAATAGCTAAGCATACAGATAGCCAGGATGTGATAAATATTTTTAAATATTGCATTGATAATAATATTAATATATATTTACCCCCAAGAACTCCAGATGATGCAATTGTAAAAAACAAATGGAGCGATTCATTTAAAAAGATTTTTAAAATAGCTAATAATAAACCTTATCCAAGATGGAAAGATTCTGAGTAAATAAATGATTGTTAAATTAAATCCAGATGAAGTTTTAATCTGTGAACAGTTAGGCAGAATGAGATCAATAATTGCTAGAAGTTCTGGAGTTAAAGATGCAAAAGTTGGTACTCAAGATGGCAGTGAGGCAGATGTCATGGGTATGAAAGCTGAGTATGCATTTGCAAAACAATTTAATACTTTTCCAGACTTAGGGTTAACTCCCAGGAGTGGCAGTGCAGATGGTAAGCTGAAAGGATACGCTTACGATATCAAATCCACCACATACAAATCTGGTAGACTCTTAGCTACAAAAAAACAAAATCCAGATGTTGATATGTATGTACTCTGTATTGTAGATAATTCTGAGGTAGACATTAAAGGATATGCAATGAAAAAAGATTTAATACAGCCTTCTAATCTTAAAAACCTGGGACATGGTGAAGGTTATTGCATGGAGCAGAGCGAATTAACAAAGTTCAAATAAAGAAAAGTCCCAGATCGAATCATATTTTGCCAAATAAGGGGATATATTTTCTTGGATTTTTAAAAAATCAAAGCAATTCTTTTTTTATTTTAGCTAATCCTTTAATTTTCATTATTAGATTAGTAACATTAAAAGCATGAATTACATTTGTTTGTACTGTTAAAGGATAATTTAATTCAGTATCCAATCTTATGCCGTCAACTTCATACTCTGGTGGAACAATCTCTGAAACAAAATCATATAAACCTTTCTTTTTAAGTAGTTTATAATAGTAATCTATTTGTTCTTTTCTCGCCTCGACCAGTACATCCATGCCTAAATACGACTTAGCAGTCATTGTTAAATACCTAAAATATAGTCCTTCTTTTGTAGTTAAATCAGATACAACAATTAAATTCACATTATTAGTTACACAAGTGTAATAATAAAATAGAAATTTAAATAATTAAAACTATTATATATCATGCCCGAAGATAATTTAGGAGATCCAATACCAAGAAACGAACCTTTCGTTATTCCTGCTAGACCAGAAGAAACATTTGATTCTGTTTGGTTACGTAGCATTAATATTTACGCACCAGAAATAAATGCATCTGGAAACAATCA